CTGCTTCTTCAATTTGTTGTTGAACTGCCTTTGGCAATGCCATTTCAATCTCCTTTAGCTCCGACTCTCGCGTGCGCTCCGCCTAAACGGTCTGCGCAAACTCGATAACGGTCTGCTACTACGGTTTTAAATCTAACCCTTACGGTTAGCGCTTAACTTGGTGACCAACTCGTTAGAGTTTTTAATATGGGCGAGTAAGTCCGCCAATACTCCGGCTTCACCTTGGAGCCGATAAATATGTTCTTGTTGTACAGTCTCTGCCAGTTGTTCTAGGGTTCCGATCCGGCTCTCCCTTAAATACTCAACTAACGGACTAAATTCTTCTGCCTGTAACCGTTGAAAACAACGAGCTACACGCTCATCAAGTCTTTGCATTACTTACTTGCAGAGACCTTCAGTTTTTGCGGATTCTTGAGCGTACTCTCTACCGCCGCGTTTGCCTAAAGCATCATTGTTACCATCGGAACCACCGGCTCCAACAGCACCACCTTTGCTCATGCCATCGGTCTTTGCAGACTCTTGTGCATATTCAGCACCGCGCTTTTCCATTGGGGAAATAGCTTTCATAAAAACTCCTTTATGTCATCAGACAACTGTCTGATTTAGTTACTATTTACAACGTATATACTAAATTGTCAAGCCTTTACTGCGAAAACCTGTTTACTACCGGTGAACCATCCATCAAGTTCTGACCCCCTGGTGCTGCTGGAGGTGTTCCGCCCGCTTGGGCTTGCCCGTTTTGTTGAGCCATTTCTTGCGCCATCATAGCTTGCTGCTGTTGTGCAGCCTCTGCTGCTTTAGCTTTCATTGTCTCAACTGAAGGAACAATCTTATCAACATTCATATCTAAAGTCATAGCAGTCTGGCGTAGTAACTCGGCAATACCTTCAATTCCAACAACCTGCTGAGCCACTGGGCTATTAAGTGCAAGTCCGAGGAATTCGTTACGACGCTGTTGTGCAGACTCTTTTTCTAGGATCGAAGCCGCGCCACGAGCAACAATATCTACGTCACCTTTGAGATCTGGATCATCCGAGTAACGCATGTTGTAGTAGTACAAACGGTCAATACATGGCTTAATAACGTGCTCGTCGATATTAGCGATGACCTGCTTGATTGATTTTCCGGCATTAGTCATGAGCATGCTCATACCAGAAGCAGTACGACCTGCTCCGCCTGCTGGCGCTCCGCCAGTCATATAACGTGGAATACCGGTGTACTCATCAGCTAAAACAGCAAAGCGCTCATAAACCATCATCAATTCATTGGCTTGCGAGCTTGGCTGATAGAAAGTAACTGGTGTTTGATTTGCACCGAGGGGGTCTGAAGTTACCTGCCAAACCTTCCATGGGTACAACTGAGTAATATTTTCGCCTTCAGGTAAGCGGTCTATGTTGTAGACAACCTGAGGCCCAGATGCCAAAGACATGTTATTAACAAGACTACGAGCAGCAGCGTTACATACGTCTTGAACATCTCGACAGAGGTCGGCGACAGAGTTACCCCAAAACGCACCTGGGACTTCTTCATAAGATGTTTTGTAATAAGGCTTACGGCCAAGGGGGTCAGGGTTAATAACGGCTTTAATAATCCAAGTACCAATAAGCCAAGCCTCAATAGGGTATTCAGCCATCGGGTCGGGTACTTCCTCAGGAGACATGCCCCAATCAATGAGTAGTCGCCCTTGTACCGATCCCCAGAACTGCAGCGCATCAATTAACTCCGATGGGTTTTGACCTGCAGCAGTTGTAGACTTGCCTTCAGCTGTTGCTCTAGTAAGGTCAACATAGATCCATTCGCGTAGGCCGCCCTTTCCATAAGCTTCCAGAACTTGACGTATGGCTCCATCGCTATAGCCATCAACTCCGATAAGCTCGTGTAAATCAGCCCGTGATAATTTGTGTCTCTCAAGTAAGTATCCGTCGTTAATCGTTGAAGCATCAGGAGCAGGATACATATTAAACGGGCTTACCCGTTCCCACTCTAGCGCTAAAGTTTTTTGAACTTGTAAGTCATAGCTGCCGTCCGGCAGTTTTACCCATTTTAACTCAGGACGATTTCTTACGACTGGGCCTTTTAAAATTGCAGATGGAAAGGTAACAAGGTCATCGATAAACTGAGCAAACGCTGTAGTCCACTGACCTTCAATCATCTGCTGATGCATTTTCTTTTCCATGCGCTTGGCAGTTTCTTCAGCAATCTCACCGAGCTGGCGATATGCTTCATCTTTCAAGTCAAGCAGCATCTGACGTACTTCTACATCAGTGGGGTTGATCCCGGAACGCAACATCATTTCTAGTTTCTGCTGGGCGCGCATCATCAAGTCTTGGAGAATGTCTGGTTCCATATCTGGAATAGGACTTGGGCGCAAGCTCCATGGTTTTTCTTCAGGAGTTGACATAACAACATCGCGCAGCCAACTTGAAGCCGCACGACATTTATTTGATGTCAGCATCATGTAAATCGTTGAACTGCCTTGCTCACGCAATTGAGCCAACTTATCTGGATCATATTGACCACGGCGTTGACGCACGCATTTAAGCATTTGCTGTTCTACTGTGTACTCTTTAGCCATACGAGCGTACATCCACTTCTGCTTGATATAAGCAGCAAGATTTTGTACTACTGGGCTAGAGTTTGCAGTGACAGCGGCGGCGCGCTCCTCTTCTTGGAGCTGCTTGATTGATTTGATTGGAACGATACCACCCACGGTTGTATAACCAGGGGCAGACGCGTTTGTTATATTTAACGCAGCATCCATAGACTATTTCGAAATGTCAATACCTGCTTTATAAGTCATAAACTATTGATCTGTCAAGCCCTAGTCCCAAACAAATGTAGTTTTTTCTACTGGTCTGGCTTTTCTGGTTAACACATCACCTGTAATATTTCCGTCTGCGTGCAGACATGCGTACTGAAATGCGTCCGCAATATGAGAGTAACTGTTTTTCTCCGGCTTGTCATCAGTATCGCCGTTATTTTTTATTTTATACCTATATCCACCTCTTAGGGCGTTAATTAGCTCTCTACACTCCGGATCAATCAACATAGCCGGTTTCCCGTCAACAATACGCGTCAAAAGCGCATCTACTGCCGATAAACGTGCAACTATGCTGTTAGACCTAGCCGGAATTACCCTAAATCCCTCTGCTTTTAGGATGTCAAACACACTTCTTTCGTCTGTCTGCGCTCTTTGCTGCCCTGCTGGATCACCAATAATTAGCACTGGCATACCTGGAAATTTGTTTGATAACAAGGGTTTAAGCTTCTCTCTTACAAATCTTAAAGTCCCCATTCCGTCAGATACTAGGTTTGCATAGGTCAAAAATCTTCCCTGCGGGTCAACTTGCGATATTGTGCAAGCGGGGGTTAAACCAAAGTCCATTCCAATTACTAGCGGATTGGTTGACAACTTTATGTAGTTTAGTGGCTTCTCAGAAACATGCATATCCCGATCGAAAGCCCTAAACACAGGCTGTCCTGATAAGGATTTACCAAATTCCGCGTTGATATACACATCAACCCAATCCTCTGACTTACCCTCTGCCAAATTTTCATAGTATCCCTCCGGTAAAAACTCAAGCCAATCAGCCTCTTGTGACAATCCGCTCGGCTGAAAAAAGCATTCTGCATTGTGTGGAGGGTCAGATAAGTACTGTTCCCAGAACGTATCCATATCCGGAGGGTTTGTCATCCCCCATATGTGAGCATTAGACTTACCAAAATCATCGACGCAACCCACGCCGTTATCCAGCTTACTAGGGAAACGACCAAGACGGCCCTGAAGCGCGTTAAAGATGTCGGGGTTAATTTCTCGAAATTCGTCCAAGATACCAAAGCTAGCTTGTAAAGAAAGCAAGCGCCGAACGTCATTAGAGTCATCGAGGCCACGAAAAAGAATTTCACACTCAACATCATCAAACCTCAAAATAAATTTATATTCGGACTTGAGATATGTCCCCGCCTGGCCGTCCGGATACCAGCGTAATACATCAGGAATTGACGTATCTCTGAGCTGCTCTCGCGTGTTACGCACCCATATCGCACGGCTTCGACGTATACCGTCCTTACATTTCGCCATCTTCGACGCATGGTAAGCAATCTTCATTATACCAGCCGTGGTTTTCGTACTACCGACCGGGCCAACAATCAAAGAAATAAATGCATTACATGTCAAAAAGCCAGCAACCGATGCCGGTGGGGTGTACTGAAGGTTACTCATTATCCTCGAGAGGTTTAGTCTTTAAATTTAGTTTCGGCGGCTCGAATTTAATCTCTTCAACCGGCTCTGCGTCTACAACTTCAGCCTTTTTCGGAGGATCTGTGATATTTATGGTGATACTAAACCCTGGCCCACTAGCAACTTGCGCACTAGCCTTCGGTTCCATATCACCAAGTTTAGCACCGAGTTTAATAAACTCAAGCTTCTGCAACAGTGTCGCGTCATTACTACGGGCTATTTTGTACGCATCCTCAAACACATCTTCAGTCAACGCCTTCGCTTTTATACGAAACGTAACTCCGTTTTGCTCGAGCTCCGCCTTCTGCTTCGCAACAGCATCATTAAACGGCTTCCATGCTTGAAGCTTTTTCCAATCGAAACCCTCAAACCCATAGCGTGACGCTATCTGATCGGGCTCTTCCATCCCGATGGCCATGGCCAGGATCATCTCCTGGGGTATATCAAGCGCCGGTTGGGGCTGAGTCGGTATTAGTTCTTCGTCCATCTAAGTAGTCAACTAAGGCTTGTCGGATTATTTCAGATACAGTGGTGTGGCGCTTTTCTGCCACGACTTTTAGATCTTGCATAATCTTTTCGGGTAAGAAAAAGTTATGTCGTTTCATTTCTTAACCGCCTTTTTTACTACTTTTTTCGCTGCTGGCTTTGCGATAGCCCTACGCTCCTCTTTTTTGGGACGAGCAGGCTTAACTTGTTCTACGGGTTTAGCCACTGTAGTTTTAGGACGAAAATAGTCCATAAGTTTTTTCATTGCCTCAGTAATCATGCTTTTCTCCTTTTGTGGTGGCTACTCGCTACACTACTGCACCCCGGTAAGGATACATTTTTGGCCATATGTAGAATCTGCTTTCGCCGTTGTGAATAATACATCATGTGTGTCTAATGTCAATACTATTTTTTGAACGCTTCTTTGACTTGGGTTTTTTGGCGTGATGTTCAGCATAGTGGTGTTTTCTATGGCAGTTTGCGCATAATACGATACATTTTTCCCGAATCTCTTTTATTGCCTGGGCAAGCATCCCGTCATGAACTAGTTTGAAGACTTTCTTGTTTGATGGATCTCGTACGACGTGATGGAAGTCTAATGCTGCTGGATGGTTCTCACCGCAGTTGGTGCATGCTAGGGTTTTCTTGAAGTCTCGCCACTGCTTACGGATTCTAGCTCGCCGTGCTGCCACAGCGTCTTTGACCTTTTGCTTATTGGCCTCGTAGTGCCGACGCTGGGCTTCTAGCTTTCTCGGATCATTCGGATCTTTGTAGGGCATGGCGTGAATGTAATGGGTTGTATGTATCTTGTCAACATAGGAAAAACCCTATGTGGGTGTCGATTTGGTGGGCTGCTAGCTGTGAGTAAGAAAGCCGAAAAAGTCCCCACTTGCCACATCCTCGATTGTCGGCTTGACCACCCGTGGGTAGTGTACTTCACTGTTGCGCTAATGATACATAGAAGTGACTTTAAGTGGGTTATGGACTTATTTATGAATCACAAAGCATACAACGTGTGTATAGTCATATTTTTACCGGGCGCATTACGGCCAATACGTAAGCATGGCCCCCCACCCCCACCCCCTCTGGTCAGGGGGGTAGTCCCTTAGCCCTGTGCCTATGGTGTAGGTCGCATCACTTAGTGTTGTGCCTATATCGCAGAACATCGCTACGGGTTGGTCTATACCTGAGTATCCTTTAGACTATGGCGGGTAGGTTGCCTGTGCTGAATGTTGAGTCATTCTGATACTTAGTAAGCACAATAGGTTTGCCGAAACCATGCGGGAGAGTATCCGTGCAAAAGTGTAGAAGTCATACACACACCAGAGCGAACCGCACTTGACCAAGATGTCAAGATTTGGGTGGATTACCTGAGATAGCCGAAGTGCCTCATGTAATATGTGTATCCCCCCAAAGTGTCGAAAACAATGGTAGACACAGGCACAGGGTTATGATGAGATTCCTAGCCCTTGAGTGCAAAGTATCTAGGTCAAACCTCGGATACCCATAACACTCAAGGGTTTCCCCTCGCAAGAGGGGTTTTTATCAAGTGCATTACTTGTAGTGTGCTTGATTCTGACTAACTAACTTACTTTAGGAGTAATCATGGCTCTATTAAACGCTCAAGAGTTGCAAGACAAAATTGCACAAATCGGCAAATCTGCTGGTGAGTTGCAGTCTGAAATTCAAATTGCCGCAGTAAATGCAATCGGCTACTCAATCCAACACGGCGATATTCGCTACGGGCAGAAGTTGTTTGATGTTTTGCCTAGCGGTGTCCGTCGTTCTAGTTTGGTGGCTTTCCTCGAAAAGCATGGTAATTTCTGCTACATCAAAGAAGAGAAAAAGTTTGCTTTCTACAAGGCTACTGATTCCTTTGACGAGGTTGCATTACTCGCTACTTCGTGGGCTTCGGCTAAGGCTGAGAACATTGTATCTGAGTATGATGTTCAGACTATGTTTGACAACCTCATGAAACGCATCGAAACCGCTATCAAGAAATCTGGTGATGGTTCGGTTAAGGTTCTCAACACACCCCTGTATGATTATCTGCAAGAAGCACAAGACCGCTTCAACGCAGAGCGTGAGTTTGTAAAAGCCGCCTAATCATCTCAGCACCCTGCACCGCCTTCGGGCGGTGCTACATCAAATCCATAACATTCATTGGAGTTATCTTATGCCATATTCCCTTCAATGCCTCAAGTTTGCAAACCCTGTAATCCCCAAAGGTTCGTATGCATCCAAGTCCTACGCAAACAAACGGGATAACAAAAAACCATCAGCAGTAGAAGTGTATAAACCCAACGCATCGGGTGAGCTTGAACTTGTAGTGCGTGTATCAATTAAATGAATTATGTGTATCCAATGTAGCCATGTGGGGGTAATTATCCAATTTGAGGGTAGAAAAAAACGGATAATTACAACGGATAATTACAAACCCTTATAAATCAATAGAATAGAAGTGTATTTATCTAATTATCCAATTATCCAATAAAAAAGTATCTATCGAAAAGTATTTGAACTGAATGGATACTATGCGCGCGTGTAAATTTATATATCTCTCGTAATGGAATATACGGGGGGTATTTTCGCCAAAAAAGCCATTTTGGATAATTGTAATTAAATCAATAACTTCGGGTAATCCGTTTTAATTATCCGCTTTTAATCCACCTTACAAACTACATAAAACCCATTCAATCCATCACATTTTTTGAGGTTTACCTATCATGCAAAACTTCGACGCATACGAAAAATCTCGTAAAAAATTCATCGAATCCACAAAACCCCCGACTTCCGAGCGGTATGAAAATCTGCTTTTTATAGCAACCGTTCTCTATTTCGGAGGTCATCTAGTATATTATTTATACACACATTAAACGCATCAAATCCAAGGAGGGTCTTGAGTAATTAGTGGCAAGGGAGTGCAAGCAGTTACGACTCAGGACATTAAACCCATTCAATCCACAAAACGGAGGACATCATGAGTCGAGTAGACTTCATCAGATCATTACAACTTAGACTAATTCCGCAACCACCAAAACCAATCTTATTGTTATGGAAAGGTAGGTAATCAAATGAATTATTTGTGCGTAGTTTGTTACGGAGGTCATGTCAATCCAGAACGAGCGAAAGCCTTAATTAAAAACGGACAACCCATAACTTGCATCGAGCATGGTGACCAACTTGCCAAAGAAAAGGCAAAACGATATTGCATCGCACCAATGCACAAGTCCAACTATGTTCTCATTACCAACCGTGATGACCTCAAAGGTCTGAACAATAAGGGAGGGCTAGTTAAATGAGTAAAGCACTAACACCCACGGAAATACAATTCCTAAATAAACTTGTCACACATTCCAAGACAAGGGATAAATATTGGGAGGTATGGAACGATCCCAAGACCACAAAACGGTTATTAAAACTGCTATCCAAGTATGGCAAGAACAAGATATACAAGACCATAGATATACTTAAAGAGCACGACGAAATGCATACAACCATGAAAAGGATACACACATGAATACCATGAAACGCATCAAGCGTAGGGCAAAAACCACCATTGGTAAACGGTGTAAAACATTCGAGTGGCATTGTATCGTATGCGAGACTTACAAATTCAAGGATACTTACGGCAGATTCCCACATACATTCGACGAGATATGGAATTGGGCGCAACCGCATAGGAGACAAGCTGACCTTGAAGAATCGCTATGACTAAATACTGGATGATGGTCTTATTAGTAGTATCCCTATGTTTTCTTTTTGGGTATTTGCTACATATAATTAGTCAAGACTTGAAAGGATTAGATCGTGGCAACACATTACAAGGGAAAACCAATCGAGGAAATACTCGAAGAACTAAGAACCGCAAAGGACATATTCGATCAGGTCGATCCTGATTCATTAGACCATAATACATTTGCGAAGGTGTGTAAGGGATATGCATACATCGCTATATGCAAGGCAAAACTAACTGCATTACAAAGGGAGGATACTAAATCATGAATACATGGGATGTAGTTCTTTGGTCGCTTTTAGTAGCGACTTTTTTTACGGCTCTAGCCGTGGTGCTGACAGGGGCTAATTGGTTCTTTGTTATGAGTTTAATAGTTACCACGGCATGCATAACATACTTTTTGGGGGAAGCATGACAACATTTACAACAGAAGACCGAATCATGGCTCAGGTCATAAGTCCAGTCGATGAGCTGCAGCACAACCTCAAGTTCAGTCCTAAGCTACAAATTGTCGTAAGACTTAAAACCAACTACGGCAGTCAGGTAATTTATCCATCCTGTGACAAGGCTAAAAGCTTTGCCAAACTCTTAAATCAAGAGACTCTCACCCCGCTAAACATTCGGGTAATAAAAGAGTTAGGTTATGAAGTAGTTGTCCAGCCGTCTGAACCAAGGACTTTGTAATGCCGTCTAAATACATACCAAACTTAGATTTCACCGAGAGACCAGCCAAATCAACCGCACAACGGGCAATGACTTTGGAGGAGATCGCTGATATTTATGGCACAAGCAGGGAACGCATCAGACAAATAGAGCAAAATGCTCTTCGCAAAATCAGAGGTAGATTACGGGCGAAGGGTATTGACCTCAAAGATTACTTGCCCGATTAGGGTAAGTCCTACCTAGGGTTTTCCCTAGGTGTGAAGTGCAGTGGGTATATACCATTGGTATATGCCTTTTCTTTTTCTCAATGTATCACTAACTTACTGAAAGGCATTATGAAATTCTCAGACATAAAACAATCAATCGTGGCTCAGTTTTCTACCACCAACGCAGTTGTGCCGTATATCGAGGGTGCGCCTGGCGGCGGCAAGTCTGCACTTGCCAAGCAAATTGGCAAGGAATTGGGATTTGACCGAGTCGAAATGTTCTTCGCTTCGCTTCGTGACCCCGTGGATTTGCTCGGCACACCGAACAATGATGGTGAAATAACTACATGGAAACCACCTGAGGAGTTCCATGCACTACAAACTGGGCGCAATCTTTTAATTCTTGAAGAACTTTCTGACGCTGTCACGCCGATGCAAAATGCACTGTGCGGTTTGATTCTTGAGCGGAGATGCAATCGGGTTCACCTATCACCGCAGACTTACATCATCGCAACGGGCAACCGAACCAAAGACAAGTCGGGTGCAAACCGTATCGTGTCTAAATTGCGTGGTCGTGTCCGCACATTCGAATATGTCGAGAACATCGACGATTGGTCTGAGTGGGCATTGATGAGCGACATTGACCCCGTTCTTATTCAGTTCTTGCGTTTTAGACCTGACTTATTGTCAGCGTTTGACCCCGATAAGATTTGCCCAACACCTCGTAACTGGGAGCGTGTGAACCAAATCCCTACTGACTTATCCACAGAAATCTATTTTGGTAATGTGGCTGGCGATGTAGGCGAGGGTGCGGCGGCTGAGTATACGGGCTTTCGTCGTATCTATGAAAACCTACCGAACATCGACGGTATCTTGATGAACCCAAGCAAAGCAGAAGTTCCCAAAGACCCCGCAGTTCTGTATGCACTAACTGGTGCATTGGCGCATAAAACATCGAAGGATAACTTTGACCGAGTGGCTGAGTATATTGACAAACTAAGTCCTGAGTTCCAAGTGATGTGCGTGTCCGATGCGATGAAGCTAAAACCTGAAATCAAAACTACCAAAGCGTTTGTATCTTGGGCAGTTAAGAACTCGAATGTAATGATATGAACGACGAACACATAGCGGAAAAAGTAGCTCAGCGTTTGGATGGTAAGAAAGAGTATGAAGTATTAAGTAGGGAAACTTTGTATTACTCACGAACGGTTTGGGCTACAAGTAAAGAGGAAGCTGAGCAGATATGCGCTGATGAAGGTGATTGGGGCGATGTAGGCGATAGCGGTGAGTTCATGATTGATGGCATAGAGGAGGTCTAAATATGTATTGGAATCATAGAGTTGTATTAGTTCACGAGCCTGATGGTGACGATGATGAGCCATTCTTTGAAGTGTGCGAAGTGTATTACAACGAGAAGAATGAACCATGTGGATATAGCGAAGCCACGGCAAGTTCTGACACCTTACAGGGTTTGAACGAATACTTGGAGCGTATGGCTGGTGCATTACAAGCACCAGTTCTGAGGCAGTCTGACTTTGTTGGAAAATTTACTGATGAGGAGTTGCACTAATGGGATGCGACATTCACATGATGATCGAGGCGAAAGTCAAGACACAGAAGCATGGAGAGGTATGGGCGACAGTCAATACATTAAACCCAATACACGGTCATGGCTTATGCCACAGTGAACAATTTAGTAAGCAACCATTCGGGCATTATTACCGTGTGGAAGGCAGAAACTATGAGTTCTTTGCAGACTTAGCGTGTGTTCGAGGCGAGGGCGAGTATCAGGATAGAGGTTTACCTGATGATGTTGCGCCACTTACCTTGGCATTTGCTGAGTCGTGGGGCTTAGACGCACATTCTCATTCGTATCTGTATGCTGACGAGTTTATCCCGTTATATATCAAGCACTGGTTTTCTGATGAAGAGAAGACTAAGTATGTGTCAGATAGGCTTGAAGGAGATCACTTTCTTACGATGTTCTTTTACATAATGGAGAAGCACTTTAATGTAGCAACCAAAGACGAGGATGATCCACGAAATTATCGCTTTGTCTTTTTCTTTGACAACTAACTTACTAAAGGAGGATTTATGGCTGACCTAAAGCCAAGAATTATTACAAACAAATACGACATAATGCACCTGAACACCCCATCGTATGCAAGTGCAGTAGTTACATGGGATACAAGCAAGCTGACTAAGATTACTAAAAATCGTGTGGTCAATGCACTTAAAACAGGCGCAATTCATTACAGAAGTGGCGATGCGGCAAATATGTATCAGGAAATTCGAAAACGATTTGAGATTCCTGAGTTTGTTTTGACCAAGCCTACTCAAAAAAGAGGTTATGTCCAAACTGGTTATGCTCATTGGGAATTTGCAACTGACAAACTAATGCTTGCTCTTGATCGAGTATATAAAGCTGAACGGGCTATTCAGCGTATGGAAAGCCAATACGGA